TTCTGCCTCTCTGGGATGCTCTGGCAATGATACCAGTTTGTCCGGAGAAGAATCTTCCAGCAACAGTACATCCAGTCTTGGTGTTTGTTCCTGCCGAAGGAATAGTAATCATATCAGTCTTCGCAAAATTAGCCAGTTCCTTCGGATAGAGAACTGTATCTGCGATGAAGTTAGGAGTTCCAACAATACCATTCTTGGAAGCAACATCCTGGAAGACTGCCTTAATATCTTCTGTAGTGAAGACATCAAGAGACTGAATACCAGATTGATATTCAACATCTTCATTAATAATAACTTGCTCACCAGTCATAAACTTACCAGAAGTTTGTCTCAGACTGTAAACATTGCTGGAAGATGTTGCCAAATATCCAGTAGCACCGCTTGAAAGACCTCTAAAGTAAGAACCAACAGGAACATTAGTCAGATTGTAGGTATTAGCAAGTGTTACTTCAGTATATGTCTGAATATCAAAGAGGTAAAGATCAAATTGTGTGGCGACATTCTTATAAGTATCGTCCGCAAGTCCAAACCAGTAGACTCTTGCGTCACCAATCTTAGTTCCTAATCCTGCTGTAGCAGCATCTGCTATATTGCTAGTTCCTGAGTGATTTCTTCTGGCAGCATACAGTTCAATGGTATTTGAACTAGTGTTATTGCTTCCAGATGAAAGATCTCCAATATTGATATATGGTGTTCCAGATACATTATTAACTTTCAGTTTTCCACCCATGCTGAATGGAATGACTGAACTGTTGACTCTCTTAGTTGTTCTTGGTTTTGGAACATCAAGAACAGTAGAACCAACCAAGTCAACATCATATCCTCTAACATATGCTGTACCAGCAGATACTTTAACAGCAATTTGGTCCTTGGATGGAGTATTTCCCTGCTCAGTTACTTCATCAAATCTGAATAAACCACCATTCCCAGTCTCATCATTCAGTTGATCGGCAGTATCGACAATAAAGTTTTCTACAGCATAGTCACCAGACTCATCAAAGGTTCTCTTGGCAAAGTAATCTCTGATAAGATTGTAGTTTGACTTATTCTCAAGTTTCTTAATTACACCATTATCAACTCTAACCAACTCAACAAAGTTGGTATCTTCAGTATCAGTAAGTTGCTTCTTAGCAAGCTTTACACTAATTTTTAGTCTATCTGCTCCTGGAGCAGCATAGTTTGTAAATCCCTTTGCGTTATCGTTGAGAGATTCGTCCTGATCTGCGGTTACAATCTCTTCTACAATATCCCACCCAACTCTAAATGAAGGTTCATTATCATATGGATCAAGAACAATCAGTGAGTCGGGAACATCTACAAATGTTCCTCTGATGAAATATACACCTTGAGCAACACCAACAGCATATCCAATCGCTGTCGCGTTAGAACCATTGAGTGTAAGAACGGTGTCACCACTTACAAGGGTAGTGTTACCATAAGTTACATTTTCCTCAAGAATCAGAATTTCACCGTTGATGAACTCTGTACTCTCACCATCAAGAGCACCATCCTTATACTTAACAAATACTGTAATTTCTTCTACACCTTCATCTGGTGGAAGAAGATAACCTCTAACTCTACCTGTAGCACCAGAAGTCTGACCTTTTACCTTTGTACCTTTTCCACTAGTAAGAGCATCCAGATAAACCGTTACATCAATGCCAAGATGTGTTGGGTTTACTTTAACAGTGGTAAAGACATTATCACAAGTGATTCCACCAGGAATCACCATAGAACCCTCTTTGAACATGTGAGATCCAAAGGATTCTATCTGGTTCTGTAGAATTGACTGAAGACCAGTTAATTCTCTTGCTTGAACTGGGAATCCAGGTTTAAATAAAACCTTATAGAAGTTGTCGTCCTTATCAAAATCATCATAATAAGGGCTTACGTTGAGGTTAGTCTTCTGTGGCATTTTTTAGAATTCCAGTATAATTTTTAAGTCTTCTTTTTGACGTGCGTTCCTAGCAATGGATGCTCTGTTGTCCAGGTAAATTGTATCCCCGGAACCTTTATTTATTTCAGGTGCCGCCATGCCTTGAACGAAGTTAACGCCAAGGTTAATTAATTTGGTTCCTGTTGGATTTGTGGTGATACCAGAGAATCCAGTATCAATAGAACCCGTGAAACCAGAAGTCTGACCTGTGATTGCGTTGCTGCTTGCTTCAAAAGCGTATGGTCTTCCGTTGGTAGAAATACCAACATAGTCCTGATGATTTAGTGTTGTACCGTTAAAGAACAAAGATCTGTCTTGAAAATATTTTAAGACTTTTGTTTCTTCATCGTAAGAAGCAACATAACCATATGCCTTCGCATTATTGGCAAGAGTCTGTTCAATGACTTCTCCTACTTGAGGAACACCAGTAACACCATTAGCACTTGTATTAAACTTGAATGATGAAAGACCACTAAAGGTATTATCAGAATAAATGTTATCAGTTCCAACTGCAGTTGGATTCTTTACAATACTAACTTGAGCAAAACTAGTATCAATTGGGAAATCTTTTGTAGAATCGTCAAATCTTGCGTAAACAAGAACTTTATCTGTTCCCAACTCAGTGTAAACATCATATCCATGTCCCTTTGATGGTGGGATAATTGGAATCAAATGTGCTGAAGTTCCAGTGGTACTTGAGTTAATTGAACCCAAATCTACTAGGGCATAACTGTAATCCTTGCCGCCTGAGGTGACAACAGTATTCGTAATCTTGCCACCTTCAACGTCAATTCTGACTTTACCGCCAGTACCATCACCAATCAGATTTACTTCCTGATTGAGTCCGTTGGCATAGTTAGCACCAGATTCTTGAATATATACCGTCTTGATTTGATTTTCGTTAATAGAAGAGTCCGCTGCTTCTCTAACTGCTCTAATTTGAGCATCAGTGGTTGTTTCCCATTGGTTGGGAACGGTTATATATTCTGTTGAATCGAATTTGATAATATCACTTGGACTAATCGTGAAGAGATACTTCCAAATATATCCATCACCACTATCACCTGCCCTAGAAGGTTCTAAGTCAGTGAATGTTGGTTGGTCCTGAGATACATTACCTTTTACGTTTGTACCACTAGAACCATTTTCAATACAAATATAAACCCTGTAATCAGAGTTCATTACATAGTAATTCGCATCATATAATCTAGAAGCATTTGTAATCGGTGAAGGATTCAATATACTGTAATCATCACGATACATCTCATACCTAGAACCAGCAACCCAATCAATCCTTCTTACAAGTCTTCTGACATTTGAAGAAGTGATTTTTTTGCCATAAAGAACCGTATCACCATAGTGTTTATGGTAAGTAAGGTTATCAATGGGAGCAGGAGGATTGGTGTTCCAAGTCACATTCCTTCCAAATCCAGTAATGATTGGGTTAGGAAGACCTACCGTAATATAATATGAGTTAGAAGAATTTTCTACTGACTCAACAAAATTACTGGCATTCAGAATTCTAAATTGATCAGTAACAAGTGCGGACATTGTTATCTTTTTTTATGTATTTATAGGGGATCACCCACCATAGAATGGTAAAATATTATCTACGTAAAGATCGCTGGAAGATCTTGGTTTTCTAGAGAGAACCGCACCTGTATTAATTTCACCAAAGTCACCTCTTCTCTGGATAGTTGGGTGAGTGCTTAATCCAGAGTTGTATGTAAATCCAGTAACGCCGATTGCGATTGGATTGACTCTATCACTGAAGTTATAAATTCTACCCCAGGAGAGTCTTCCCAGAGATGTTGTGAGTCCTGCTTGTGTCTGATCAAAGTTGCCAGTTTGTGCGATTCCTGTAAGAGTACTACCACTGTGTACATTACAAATTACTTCACCGTTAGCAGCAAGACTACTAACACTATCAACAATGTAGATATTATCAAGGAATGATGTTCCAATTGAAACAACATCATTGTCAGAACTATAGATAGAAGTTACTCCACTGCCAACCTTAGTGTCTGAGATAACGATTGGGTATCCAGCAACCAAAGTTCCTGTAGCATTACCATTTTGGAGTTTACCGAGAGTGGTGTAATCCTTCAGAGAATTGTACATGAATTTAATTGCTGTCTCACCGTTAGAACCAGTTGCTGTAGCAATTCCAGTAATGATTCCAGTGAATCCCTGAACGTTGGCAATATTGAATATTGATTGTGTAGTAGCAGAAGGAACCTCAATAATTGTATTTGGTGGATTAGTTGAGGTGTAACCAAATCCCGCGTTTGTTAAGGTGACGGAAGAAATTGTTCCTCCAGCAGAAACGGTTGCTGTTGCTGTAGCAGTAGTTCCAACACCAACACCAACTGACTTGGGAGCAGCAAATGCGATTGAAAGTGTAGAACCAGTATATCCAGCACCTGGATTAGTAATTGTGAGAGAATCAACTATTCCCAATCCGTTAACTGTCGCAGTGAATGCTGCGGAGACTGGTTCATCACCAGTTACAATAAACGCATCACATCTAAATGTGCTCTGCTTATAATCATATTGAATTTCATCATAATCAAAGAATTGTGCGTTATCGACAAAGATTTCTGTAGAATCTGTGTTGATATCCCCAATAATCTTTGCTGTTGGGAAGATAAGAGGTTCAATGTTGTTTCTGGTTTTGTAAACAACATCACCATTAATGAACTTATCTTTCTTCTGCTTAATCCAATCAAATGGTTTGAAGGTAGAAGAGTTGATACCTGGACCAGTATACGTTGGAGTTTCCAGTGTATCTGAACCAAGAAGTTCAGTCAGAGTTCTATTAGTTAATTGATCTACAGTGCTCTGGAAGAGTGGATGCTTTTTAATGAATACATCATCACCAACCTTTAAAGTTTCTGTAACAGTTGTAATACCAACATCAACTCCATCTTGACCAAGATAGAAGAAGATATCAACTTTATCATTAGTTTTAGGAGCAGTAGTAAATGTGAATGAAGTACCGCCAGTAAAGTTATAAGAATATCCAGGTCTCTGGAGAACTCCGTTGATAAAGATAACCAGAACAGCATCGAGGTCAATTGCGCTAGAAAGATCACTTGCTGGATCAAGTTCAAAACTTAACAAGTCATTTTCGTAATATAGTGGGAATCTGGTTCTAATTCCATCTTGATATCCAGCAATGCTATCAATGTAGTCCATTTCACCGAACGACCAAGCAGAGAAGAAGTCATTGAATACTTCAGTAACTTCAAGTTGGAAAGGAGCAAGAGGTTCAGTGAGATGAGCAGCAGTAACAAGACCAGATACTGTCAGGACATCACCAATTTGGAAAGAATATCCATTTCTAACAACCTTAAATGTGTCAATATTAAACAGTGTTGCACCAGTTCCGACAATGTGTTCGGTACCAGCAGCACCAACAGTCAGATTTAATAAGAGATTTTCTCCAGTTACTGTGGTGGTTCCAATACCAAGTCTTGAAACACCAGTGACCTCCATATTTTCATAATTTGGTTCTGGAATAACCAGTCTTGGATTGACATAATCTTGTCCAGCAGCGTCGATGCTGAACGACAGACTACCACCAACACCAACTTGTGCTGATACTTGGGCACCATATCCACCACCGCCACCTTTACCAACATTAACGGTAATTGTATTTGAAGTAACTGCCGTAATTGCTGTACTGATACCTGAAATAGGATCAGTGCTACGTGGATAAGATTGTTCCGTGAAGAATTGGTCATCAGAACATCTGAAGAACAAACTGTTATTAGCAATCTGAATGGTGTCAGATGTGGTCAAGGTGTGGGAACCAATCGTCAGAACCATTACTCCACTATGAGGAGTGTATTGTGCTGCTGTTGGAGTAAATGTATCACTGGTGCTTGCGGTAATGCTATCGGTATTAGACCTTGAGAATCTATGTTCAAATTCGAGGTCAGTAACTCCAATAGAAACAGGACCTCTGTAACCAGAACCATGATTAAGTGAGAAGTGCTTATAGATTTGACCACTATGGTTGTAGTGATGAGTGATTGAACTTGGTCCAACCAAAACATTCAGTCTATTGGCATCAATAACATTGTAGACATCAAGTGAACGCTCGTGATCTGGGAACACTGTAGTCGTGATTCCACTATAAGCGGGAGTACAAGTAAAGTGTAATCCAACCAATTTTACACTGTCTCCACCACCAAGATAATGTGGTTCAGTCGTTTCAATCTCAAGGATTCCAGAGAATTTGTTATAACTTGCGGTGCTGATAGACTTAGCACCAATCCAGGTATTGATACCAACAATCTCAGTCAATCCACCATTACTATCTTTCTTTACCAGAGTCTTAGCACCAACAAGAGGAGCATAACCCAGACCAGGAGTTGAACCCAGAGATACAATCAGACCACCTCTTGGAATCTGGTTTTGATTGATATCAGTATCGGAAGAGATTGGAACACCATCAATGGATTCAATGCCAGTGAATACAAAACTGGAGATGCCAACGTTGGTGTCACGTTCAATAATATAGTTCTGACCAGTGTTATTTTGGGTTGTTGGTGTTTGGAATACTCCATTGATAAACAGAATTCCATTTCCGGGTTGAACACCACTGGTGTTAATACCTTCGATAGTTGCTGTATAAGTTTTTCCAATACCAGTAAACTGGTCTGAAATATCGTCAAACAACATATTGGTATCATAATCAGATCTTAGGAATGTTCTTCCAGAGAACTCTGCCTTGACATATGGAAGATTCGATTCATTTCTTCTTGCTCTATTGTTACCTTTTGGTGGGTCAATGAAGTGAATCTCATTCTTAACAATATTAAAGGAACCTCTATAAACTCTTACGGTAGCACCATCTGTGTGGGTTGTGGCAGAACTTCCAACAACTGCTCTCTCAACAGAAACTGTAGGATGTGTAGCAGCAGTACCAGCCGCAATAATACCATTAATTGGACCAAGAAGTTGACCATTGGTGTTTGTACTTAAACCAACCTCAACAACCTTCATGTATTCATCATCAATTCTAAGAATATCTCTTGGTTGAACTGAACCAATTCCACTGATATTGAAGGTGGAAATCCCAGCACTGATTCCTCCATTGTTGAATCTTAAAATGTGGTTGATTGGAGTGAATGTAATTGGTTGTTGAACAATGCCATCAAGACCAACAACAGTCTTAGAAAGTTTTTTCGTAAACTCAAGTTCGTGAGCATTACCAACACCAGCATCAGTAAAGGTTACAAAAATTCCTGCTTTTGCGTATTCTTTTCTAGTAGCAAGTTTGAAAGTATCTGGAGTAATCGCAATTGGATAGACTCTACTTGGAAGTCTATCGGTAACAACACCAAGATAATCCGCAGTCTGACCAATACCAACGGCAGACTTACCAACACCAACAAAAGTTGACTCTGGTGTGTAAATGAGCTCTTCTCCAGTGTTGAAGAAGTGGTTACGATAAGTGAACAATCCTGTAGCATAATCTAACTTAGTTGTGTCAGCAGGATCGAAGGTCTTCATATAGATTGGATAACCATCATATGTCAACTTAAAGTTAGTTCTATTTGCTCTCAGACCATTAAGACCATCAAACGCAGTCAAGAAAATATTCTGAGTAGTTGGACCAAACTTCAGTGGTTGAGACTGATTATCGAAGTCCATTTCTCTGTAAAAGACCTCATTATATCCTTGAGTAACTACTTCATAACCAGCATCTGGGTGGAAATTGAGATAGAAATTACCACCATCAATCTCTCCACTAAAAGTACCAAGACCAGTTACATTATTGACTGGGGCAAATGGTCCAGGAACAACCGTGATGTCATTTTCTTCATTGTTTGCCATGATGACAACTTGGTGGATCGCAGAGGAAGAACCAGCAGAAACGCGAACAATAGAGTTAGAAGAAGAAACTCTACTAAGATCAAATGTACCGACACGAATAGTTGAAATTCCACTATTGACTGTAGATTCGTATCTTGCGCTCTTTTCACTACCTTGTGGTTGATTATTGAGAAGATATCTGTATGTCCCAATTCCAGCAGTTGAAGCAGCAAAACCGACAACAGTAGATCTTACATCATAAGATACTAGAGAAGACACCCCAACATTTCTTGCCTTTAATCTGACAATATTTTCGGAAGAGTCATACTCTGTTTCTAGAACTCCAGTTTGAGTCGCACTATAAGATTGAGTTGTAGCATCAAAATAATACTCACTCAAATAAGTATTGGTGCCGTCAAAGTCTATAAATGCTTCGATGTAGTTTGTTTCATTAGTAAATCTATCGCCAATTTCAACACTAGCAAATGCTCCATTGAAGTTAGTTGCAGCATAAGAAACAAGTGTCTTAACGCTACTAATACCAGAAACAGAACGCCATGGATCATTAATAGAACCAATACTAGTAATACCAGCAACAAAAGAACCACTTAGAGTTACAGAACCAAATGCTGAAGTTCCAATACCAACATCACCAGAAGGTAACTGTTGATAAAGATATGATTTTCTTAGAATCTTAATATCGTGGTCAGTTTCATATGGATCGGTTGGAGTGAAGAATAGACTTCTTGTTCCAATATCATCCACATCAGCACTAAAGTCTCCAAGTTTGTGGTTAGAGTGTGCTGAGTACTTCTCAAAGAGGAAAGTGTCAGTATTGGTGGTTTGAAGAACAAGTTCGGAAAGTTGAACGTGACCATTATCAGGATCGACAATTTGAATTGTATATCTTACAAGATTATCCTGTGCATCTACTTCTTCAAGTTCTGAGAATGTATCTTGGAATCCTCTGGAAGAGAATTTGTCGCTGATATCATCATGAATAAGAACTCTATTAGTTCTACACTCAGTATAACTTGTAAGTTTTCTGTTCTGAATCTGTAATTTGTTTGATTTCAGGAAATTCCCAACACTGCTTTGCTCAACATCAACGTCTACAGTATTGTCAAAGTTATTGATAGTATCAACTCTTCTCTCATTAATAACATCAAGAACAACAATAGAAGTTGTGCTTCCACCCAAACCTGCTCTAGCGGAACCAGTAGAGGTTACACCAACATCAGCAAAGTTCTTAAGACCTGCTGGGTGAACAATACTATTGAGCGGTGAAGAGAACTCTTCCCAAGTTATTGGACTCTTGACAGAGTATGAGAGATTTTGGTAATAATCATTATTTGGTGTGACCTGGTAGTCTTCACTAATCTTACCAATATCATTTCTCCATCCAATGTCATTTTTGGATGAGTAGTTTATATTAAACTTCGCTCTCTTTCTATCAATACCAGTTACATCTGCGACTGTGCCACTAACAACACCTCTAATCTTTGCTCCTTTTTGAAGGTTGTAGGTGCCGCGAATCTTAATATAGTCTTCCCTAACTAGAGAGACCTTTAGATCCGTCTGTACAAATCCAGTTCCATTATCAACATAAAGTTGCTCATTGATTTCAAATGGCGATCTGTTCTGGATAATATTAATAACTGGGTAATTTTTCTTATTAATAATCTGAGCAAATCCAGACTGATTGATTTTAGCAATTCCAGGATTTGTTGAAAGACCAACTCCTCCCGATACAAGTTGGAAGGTAAGTGTTGCTGGACTTGCATTGTTGTAGTCAACTACCTCGAAGAACTTATAATCATAATCTTCTGAGTTATATCCAGTTCCAGTTGAAGCAAGGGAAACACCCTCAACAAAGACTTCATCTCCTGGAGCAAACAGAGCAGTAGTAAATCCGAGGATTGGAGTTGTCAATGTACAGGTTGCGATGCCTTGACTTCCAGTCTGCATCGAACTAATTCCAACTCCATTAGAGTTATTAATTGCTATAAGTCTGTGTGGTTCGGATTGAAGACCAAAGATTGGTCCAAGTTGCTCAACTTCCGAAATAGCACCGTTTGGTGCCTTAGCTACGAATGTTGTAGTGTCAATGACTTCCTTGGTTGTATCATTGAAGAGAATAAGACCAGGATCACTAAGATATCGTGAACCACCAGATTCAATATTAATACTACTAATAGTATCTAAGTTATCAATCTCTATAATTGGGGGAACATCTGCTTCTGGTCTTAAAGTCTTATCGGAGTGATAATCATATCCGATATCCTTAAATCTAACTTTCTTAATTCTTCCAATGGATGTAGATGCTGCCGAAACATTAGCATTATATCCATTAGTAGAAACAACTTCTTTGAACTTCGGAAGTTTACTGAAGTTAAATCCTTTAGATAAAGTCTTAATCTTTCCAATACTACCATTAATAGCATTAGCAGACTTGGTTGTATATGATAAAGTAGCAGTATCTTGAGTATAATTTAAAATCTCTGGAAGTTTAGATGGTGAGAAAGCAAAAGATGTAGATCCTACACCAAAAACATTGTATGTTCCATTATATGGACTATCGACGTAGTTCAGTTCAGAGAATCCAACAACTTCCTTATCCGCAGTGCTAATATATCCACCCTTCTCTATTCCATAGAATAGTTTAGTTGGGGTATTTGTAGAATAATTGAGAGTCAAAGATGCTGTTGCAGCAACACCAACAGTTCCTACTCCAACTACATTAAAGTTTCTACTATCGTAAGAAGAGACATACTCATTGCTAAATTGACTATCAGTATAAATTTTTAACTGATATCCTCTCAGCGATGTATCTGATAAATCGAATTTAAGATTGTTGTTCTTGACAATATTGATTGGTGGATTAATAAGTGAGAATGTATGATTCGTATCACCAGTTCCAACAATATTGACCTCTTGTTCTGTGAGAGGATTACTCTCATAACGAGTCTCAGCAAGACGGAACTTATCGCTAGTATCTTCGATTACAAAGTAAGATCCTGTATGAAGACCTGAGGCAACCTCAACACTCTCATAATAAACCTTATCTCCAGTCTTATAACCATGATTATTGATTGTAATCTGATTAGTTGCCGTATCGATAGCGGATGAAGTAATTCCAGTTGGATTGATGAGAATCTTTTTCTCATCTTCGTTAAACTTAACTCTAACAGCAGTAGAAGTTCCAGTACCAACGGTGGAGTTTGGAACAACATTAAACTTGATAGTGTCACCATACTCAAGACCATGAGTTGCTCCACAGGAAACAACAGTCTTAATCTTACTTACATCGGCAGTAATTTTGGACCTGTTGGTAGTGAGTCTATACTCGGAGTTATCAGAACCAGTACTAAAGAAGTATAGACCGTTTCCGGCAGTAGTTAATCCAACTTGAGTTGCCAGACCAATATAATCAGCACCTTTATTGATAATGTATAATGTTGATGTCAGAGATGTATTGTCTGGAATAGAGAAAGAATTTGCTTGTGCCGCATTATTGGCAGCAGTAATGGAAGCAGTACCTGGTTTATTGGACTTAGTGAAGATTACTTCCTCACCAGTATTGAATGGGTGATTTGGAATATAAATGGAGCGGTTTGGTACAGAAATAGTTTCCTGTACATTTCCAATAGTAAATGTTTTAAGTGTGGAGGTAGTTCCTACACCAACAGAGTCCTGGGCATTAAAGAAAGCAACACTATCAAGAGTAGATTTAAATTTGCTTGTCTTAATTGGTAGAGTAATTCTATCACCATTAAGTCTCAGTTCACTACTAAAGCTATGAGCAACTCCAGCAGTTCCATATCTCTTAACACGAAGAACGCCATTATTGTAATTATTCAATACAGTAAGAAGTTCTACACCATCAGAAGACTTGACAGTAATTGTGCTTCCTACAGATACTGTCTGTAAAGGACTTGAAACAAAAATATCTTCAAATACACCATGGGGTTGAGAACTATACGCAGTCATGGTTCCTGCGAGAGATACTGTCTCAGTACTAAAACCAATTTTATGTGAACCGTTCAGACCAACAACTGATGTTGAAAGACCTGTTACCAAAACAGTATCATTATTTTCGACATTCCATCCACCAACAGTGTAAGCAGAAATCTGCCTATCATTGTCCCAAATTAAAGTAGCGTTTTCATAAGTGTCAAGTGAAGTATCAATAGCAGTTACTGCTACACCAACGAGTTCTGAAACTTCACCTCTAATACCAACTCCACCAGTACCTTCAATATTAAAATCAACTCTATCACCGATTCTATATCCAATTCCACCATCAATAACTTTGATTTCATCTACTACACCCTGGGTGACAGACTCGACAACACTAGTCTGGTCAAATGATTCATATCCCTCATTAAAGAAGTCATAATCTGCTTCTTTTTTGGCAACATTGTATGGGAAGGTATTTCTGACAAGATTAGAATTATTGAAGTCAAATGAATGATCTAAAGTGAAGTTTTCTTTGATAGCCTCAGATTTATATGACTCACCAATAAAATATGGATAAAGTGGTTCCAAATCACTTGAAGTGGCACTTGTGGTAACACCTACAAAGTAAGCATAAACACCATTGGGAAATTCTGGTGTCTTACAGAAACGACCATTGTGGCGGTCAAGATCGCCAACTCCAGTGTACTGATAATCATCAGTAAAGAATCCTGCTGTGAAACCGGGTCTATCCGCAACCAATGAGGTTTTGATCTCATATCCAGGTCTAACAAGTCTTACGCCAGACTGAACGTTATCTACTTCACTATAACCAAATGGACCATAGATTGGATTTCCATCATATGCCCAACCAACGATTGGTGAGTGATTTCCATCAAATGATTCAAAGTTTTGACCAAGGTCTGTGGAGTATCCAAAGATTGCGTGGACCAAAGAATCTTCTTTATCATTCTTATACAGATTGGAGAAGATTTTGGTGCTCTTACTTCTAGAGTGATCAGCAAATCTCTCAGCATCATTTACGTGGAGACCTCTAACTCTAGTGTCAAACTTGGCACCAAATCCTCTTGATCTTACATATATTGAAGTAGCATTACTACTGTAGCCAATGCCACCATTGATTACTATAACATCATCAATACGATTATTAACAATAACTGGTCTTAAAATAGCACCAGTTCCTGGTGTTTTAGATCTATCTTCTACAACAAGATCTGGGAATGAAACATATCCATCACCCTTATTAAGAACTTGAATAGCAACGATTTGACCATTATCGATGATTGGCGCTAGCTGCGCGTTATTGCCCTCAGAGATGGTTACAAGCGGTTTCTTATGAAGATTAAGGACAGTAGATCCATAACCCGTTCCAGACTCATACAGGTATGCGTCAGCGATGATACCAGTAACTAATGGTGTGAATGTAAACGAACCACCAGTAGTTCCAGCATATGAAACATTGGCGTTGATTGTGATAGGTGGATATTGGAATATATGATATCCACTACCAGTGCTTGTGAAGTCTACATACTTCTTCCTGGTAAGTTCGGTAGTTAATGTTCCGTCAGAACCAAGATTGATGAGTTTGAACCTATCAACATCAATCTTCTCAACATAATATCTGTTATTGTTAGTAAGACCACCAACAGTAGTTTCAGTTGCTGTATAGATTACAGTCTCACCTGTCTCAAATCCATGTCCCTTGTACTCAATAGTATTGTACTCTACAGAGACATGACTTGGATTTGCTCTTAATTTTCTGTGGGTATATCCTGAACCACCATCAAGAACTTTAATCTCTCTAAGATTTCCTTGAGAAAGAGTTCTGAATTTATGAATACCTGTAGCATCTGATGGTACAGACAATCCAAGAGTATTAATACCAGCGATACCATTCAAAGCATCACCTTCATTAATGTGAAGTTTGACCGTAGTTGTATTGACAACCTTTACAACATATTCATCGCCACTAATAAGTTTTCCAGTTTCAGTATTATTAATATCATATGCTTGACCAAGAGCAATTGGATTATTGCCGTTTTGGTTGTAAATGATGCGTTGACCATCTACAAGACCATGTGCTGTCCTAAAAGTAATAGTTTCATTAGTGATATCAACACCACCACCAAGACTTAGTGGTCTGCTATCGAATTCAATTTCACGGAATCTTACACCAACAACGGGTTCCAGGACACATCCTTGACCATTACCGCCAGTCAGTGTTACAGATTCTACATTATCAATATCAAATTCTTGTGGATCTACAAAAACTTTTTTGACTGAACCAGTAATGACTGGTTCAACATATGCTGTAGCACCAACACCAGCACTGATAGTAATATTTGGTGGATTAATTACATCATAATCTCTACCACCATTGAGAACTTCAAACTTTTCTATAGGACCATAGTAAATTTTATCAGCACTATCAGGACTGCTAATCTCAACACCATCAATCAAAACACCAATATTTCCAAGATTTCTCTTGGATTCTTTAATACTTGCCAGTGGAGAAGACAGTGGGAACTTTCTTAAAATATTATTGGAGGAGAGTTCTCTATCTTCGTGACGAACAAGAGTGAAGTTATGAGTTCCAGTACCTGTAACTGGAGCAAATCTAATGAACTCATTACCAGTCAAAAGTGACTTGGAAGCATAAAGATAAATTTCTTTTCCATTGACTAACTTAACATAGTAAGTTTCTCCAGAATTTAATCCGGCGAGAGGATTTGTGGCGGTGTATCTAATTTGATCGCCATCAATAAATCTTACAGGTGTGGCAAACTTAACTGTAGAATATGTTTTAAAGAAATTGCTATATCCACCTAAGTTAACTTCTGTTCCGTCAGGGATAGTAGACTCAACAATCTCATCCTGAATTTGATATCCAGGTAAAGAGTGCGAAGCAACATATCCAAATTTACTTAAGTCATCAGTATATACATTCAGTACGTTAGCAATATATACACCTTGACCCAACTTAATTACAACACCAGCACTTCTGCTCTTGGTCAAATTTCTTCTGATGCTGTAAGAAACACCAGCAGCAGGTACAAATGATGAAATATTACCGAGGGTTAAAGTTCTATTTGTTGGAATCGCAGTAATAATAGCGTCAGCAGATGCCTTTGTATTGCTACTACCAACAAGAATGTCTACAGAATCACCAACTCTAAACTGTGCTTTATCAATATCAGACTTGACAGCAAAGTTAGCACCATTGATTGACTGTACATTAACTCTTGACTTAGTGTTGTAAATCCAAGAGTTGGCAAATACTTCTTTATAAGTCTTATCTTCAGTTGGATTATAGATTACTTCACCAACATTCTTGACGGAAATAACTTCATCTGCTTCCATCAAAGGAATATCACTTAGTGCTTCAAAATTAGATAATACTCCAGTGATACGAAGTTCTACTTTCTTCTCAGTATCACCATTCTCATATCCAAAGACAGTTTCATTTGCCCTGATAGGATCAGTTACTTCAATCTTGGTTGTTACACCAGAGCAACCAAAGAACTGGGTAATACTCTTAGAAGTGTAAGTGATTGTATTTTCACCACTGATAAGAGTACCAGCAGCAGGAAAACCAATTGTCGAATCAACACTGATAGTAGTACCACCAATCTCAACTGGTTCTAGAACCTTAGAGTACCCTGGTACAGTGAACTCACCTTCAATTAGATCTCTATCATTATATCCAATAAACAAACCTAGTTTGTAGAATGTCTTATTATTTCTTGTGAATATTTCTACTTCAGATACTGAAGCACTGGTATTCAAATCATTCGACTTAAAGATTGTCTGACCTTCAAGTGCTAGTGGATCACCAGACAGTCTTTCTGCGACCACCAGTTCTCTTCTAATATAATCAGCAGAAGATGGTTTGATAAGTCTTGTCTCAAGGTCAATAACCTTTGCCTCTACGCCATAGAGAACCTTGAAGAGAATAACTATAGACTCTTCAATACCTTTGGACTGGTAAAAACTTCTAGCATTTTTGATGAAGTTACCAACATCAAGACCATCAACAAACTTAAGTTCTTCAAATCCTGGAGTGAAAGTCTTCTTGAGTTTCTTATAGAACTCCTGGAGGAAGAGAGCACTGAGGTTTTGGACCTCAGAGGACGCTGTGTGCGCCTCTGCGGTGGTTTCTTTGAAGATTACGCTCTGACGGTTGACGTTAGAGAAATACGCCTCTGTAGAGTCATCATATCCAGTGATGCCACTAAATCCACGGATACATCCAGTAAACGTGGTTTCAGTCTTACCAGTGTAGGTAATGATCTCATCACCAATCTTTAGCAGACCATAATCATCAGGAAAACCTTTTGTTGATGCTACAGTGATTGTAGTATCGGACGCAGTGATAGTAGAGGAAAGAGTTGTTTTGCCAACAACAACTTCTGGTACTAGATTATCAACTCTAATATAACGATCGAGGTTATCAATTAAGTCAGTATTACCGCCCTGAAATTCCTGGGAAATAAAGTACTGTTTAAAAAATTCTACTGCTTTTGGAAAATCGGCAACTAAGAATTCTGGAAGTTGGCTCTCAATAATCTTATTAAGTTGCACTCTCTTCTCAAAATGAGACATATTTTATTTCCTCTCTAATGCTCCGTTTGAATAACTTGAAGTATAGTAATCTCTAGTGAATGAGACGCCAGAAATATCTTCGCCAGATGCGATGACATCTTTAACCATATTTATTCGACTCTTGGAAACATCCAATGTCAAATAGAGATCTTTTAGACCAACAACATCATTGGATTCTGGGAATGCTTGAACCTCAATAATTGAGTTATCAGCAACAGTAGAAGTGATGTTAATTGTGTTGAGAAGTATCTCACCTTTCTTATAATCAACTGTTCCAGCATCCTTAGCAACAACTAATCTATTTCCATTTTTATCAATCTTTACAATGGAAATAATACCCTTTTCAATGTTAAGAGATGCTGGTCTTCTCAGGAATGTTTGTGATGCCTCAGTAGCATTTGTGATTTGATCAATACCAGTACCAATAATTGGAGCATCGGTAAAATAAACAATATCAGAACTACCTGCTAGTGTAAATCCAGTAGACTTAATGTTCAAACCATTAGGATTGACATGGAATCTGTTACCAAAGCAGAGTTCATACTGAGCAAATTGGTTCTTCAGAACCTTCATATCTCTTCTAATCTTGACTTTAGTGATATTAGAAGTGATAGCAGTGTCAACTCTATCAATAAGTTGTAGTGCTTTACTATATTTGAATCGTCCACCAAAACGATTCATGTCTACATCTTTAGAATATCTGTTCAAACCAGCAGTAATACTAGTTCTTAGATCATCTGGAGAAGAAACTTGATTATTGTTATAGTAAATTGTTGAATCAAGTTCGATATAAAGAACTTTAAGGTCAATAATATTCTGATTGATACCAGCGATTGAGTATTGCTTCAGTCTTGATAGAATATTTTGCTTATCAAAGTCTGAAACATATGTTCCATTCTTAGGTTTGATACTAATTTGGACTGTACCAAACTTAGGAGGACTTAATTCTTCGCCACCAACGACAGCAACCGACTCCATATTGGGATAAACGGAAGAAATAATCGCTTCATAGTCCCTTGCTGTAACTGCTCTGTACTGCGCTGAGTAAAGTCTAGGAGCAAAGTACTTAATCGACGATACATTCTCTATTTCACCGCCGTTAATCGCTCTCTGGATGGTTGTGACGGGTACTGACGCAGTAGGAATGAGTCTTACACCACCATCATCAACAAAACTACCTTGGAAATCAAATAATGAAGGACCATTTCCTGATTCACCATCGGTAACAATATACCTGACAGTAATGACAGCGTTATTTTCTAATTCTTTTCCAAAATATCCATCACCAAACAGTAATTCATACCTTTCTTCTTGAACTTCTTGAATTAAGAATATTTCAGAGTTCTTATCAATGTTTAAAATATTATCTACAACGTGATATTCTCTTCCAAGACCAGAATCATTGATACCTTTGACATAAACTCTAACAGTTGACGTATCAATATTAGGATTATCAAGGATAAAACGCTGATCTTGTGATGTATTAACTAAAAACTGACGTGTCAGGAAAGAACCCTGATACAATTTAATAGGATTATCAGCAGTACCAAACTGAGCAACACCATTTTCAACCGTTGCGCTGATGTTTTCAGGTACTGAGAAGCGATATGTGGTATTATCTGATGCGCCAATACACACAAGACCTGCTTCTAAGGAGATAAATGCGCCTGAAGTACTTGTTGGAACCGCAAAAGTTACATCTGCGACTGCTGCAGTCTTTGATCTTGGGATATAACCGATGTTTCTTGCCAAAGAAACGACGTTTTCACGTACTGTAGCGCCGTCCAGGAAGGATTCATTGACAACTAAGTTCGCATTAAACGCATTGATGTAGGTATTGTAGGCAAGAGTATCGATTAGGACAGAAAAGTTCGATCCTTCAAAGTCAAAATCCGTGAAATTGGAGTTAGCACGGAGATAATCTTTGATTTGAACCTTAATCTGGTCAAAATCTAGGTTAGTAAACTGTGTAAAAGGCATTTTTTATCGCGTTGCCTCCAATATGAAGGAGAAGGCTTGTGGTGGAAAATCTTGCCCTACAATATCAAAGTAAACACTGACATTAAAAGAGTTATTATCAGGTCTTGGTTCAACTTGAACTCTTAAATTATCAACTCTATCCTCATAAAATTTGATAGTATTGACAATTTGGTCTTCAATAACTCTAGCAGTAGCAAAGTCCACGAACTCAAAAAGAGAATCGCGGACATCAGTACCTAATAATGGTTGAAAAAAGCGTTCCGTCGGGATGGTTTCTACTAAATTACGTACAGATCTAACGATTGCACGTTCATTAATGAGCACAGGCAAATCCTTTGTCACAGGATGTGGGTCAAAGGAGAAACTAATATCTTTAAATGCTCTTGATACCCTCTGTCGCGCCATTTATAAGGGGTGATTTTCTTAAATTTATTTATACCCCTCACTCAGATTTTTGATTTGATACCTCATCATTATCAAATTCTTCTGGACTATCATTAGTCTTATGTGGCATTGACCAATAATCAGTGATTAAACTTTTAGTACCAAATGTTTGATACATGTAATCTTGATCTCTATCTACAGGTGAATTGCCCATGATACTTTTGGTGGTATGAATCCGAAGGGTTTTTATCCCTCATGACGTATTTATTGACGAGTAAAAAGGGGTCCGAAGACCCCTTACTATTATCAACCTTTACCTTGTCCGCGATACATCTTACGTGCTTTATTGCGAGAAGTCGCGGCATACTTTGTATTCGTCCCTGTGCCCTGACGAGTCTTCTTCGGTTTTCCGGGTGTAAAACCACTCTTGTTCACACCAACCTTTGCCTTAACTGCCATAATTAATCTCCTTGTGTAATTTGTGTTTCAAGTTCCGAGGGGTTCGGAGACCCAGAAGAGTAGAAGTCCTCTGCTAGGTCTGTCATTTTATCAAAGTATTCATCTTGGGTCAAGCCTTCAGCAAGAACTTGACCTTTGTGGAGAATTGTATAAAACTCCTGCGCCATTATCAGATCACCCTTGTCTTTTCGTGACCAACTCTAATACGTGGGTCACACCAAATCTCAAAACCTGCTGCGATAGCATCAAGACAGAATGATACATCCTCTCCACACATGTCCTGTACTTCACCAGATTCAAAGACTTGCATCTTAGGAGCAAACCAAGGATACTTGATTTCTTCGTGCTCAAAGACACCATACTTAATCAATAACCAACCAAAACCAGCATAATCAACTGTAAAAGGCTTCTTACGCTTCTGAATGGTTTCTAAAGTTTCATGATTCATAACACCACCATTGTTACGGAAGTCATCCTCTTCCATCCAATGAGCAACACTAGTGGTCATACCATCTTCAGTACAATACCAACCAGAAGCAATGTCCTTATCCATCAGAACTAACTGATAGAACTTCTCAGCATTAAACACAATGTCACTATCAATCCATAACTGATAGTCATACTGTAACTTACCATCCCATGGTTTCTGGTCAGGTCCACGAAGTACATTAGCACCCAAACACTTACAACGGGCAAAATTCACCATAGAACTATAGTCCTGTGAAATCTGAATACTTGCTCCGTTCTGTACTAAGTCAAAACAAAGTTGAACAAAGTTCTTCAAATAAGTATATGATACTCCTCTACCAGGTAGACAGAATACTACTGTCTTCCCTTTAATCATTTCTCTTGCCTTTGCATAATCCCATTCTACTGCTGATGGTGTAGAAGACGCAACGGGCGTTTTTGCTTTTACTGTAAATCCTTTATTTGCCATAATTTGGTCAAGTTTGAATGTGAATCGATTCAGAAGTAATTATACTACTAATCACTGAGGTTGTCTACTCCTTTACTCAGTCCTTATTAACTTCAGTGATTACAATACAGTCTCCATCAACCTCCATATTTACTTCAGTACCCTCATACCACCTAAACTCACTCAGTATCCACTCAGGTATGACAACATAATACTCTCCAGTAATTGGATCAACCTCTACGGTCGTAAAATTTTCTCCGGGATTTTTTTGCATCTGAGGTATTTGTGTTTCCATTTTTGTTTTATATAGAAAAACTGAGAGTTATAAAAATAGCTGGCGAAAGCAAGACTTTATAGCTTAAAGGGACCCATGGGTTTTATATACGGGGGGCGGGCATTATAACGCCACACGCGCCACGGCGCAACGCCCCCACAACGGGGGGCACTGCCAACCACGAACCCATAAGGACTGGGGGTCACAGACCCTTAAGGCGGTCACGGGCAGCGGCACGGCGGTCGGCAGCGTACTGAGAGGCAGCACGGGCAGCGTTGGCGGACTTATCACCAACCCACTGGCGACCCAAACCAGTGACACGGGTGATGGTGCCACCCTTACCAGAACCAGTGGCATGGGAAGCGGTCTGACCGTCACCGTCACGGACGGAACCAACACCAGTCAGGTGACCGTATCCGTCGGTGCGCTGCATGGTCTCACCCTTACGGGGACCACGGGTCTTAAGGCGCTTAACGGAAACCTCTTTACCAGCAGCGTTAAGGTCGGCAGCGATGGCGGTCAGGTTGGAGAGGGAAGCGTTCATGTCGGTTGGGTGTGTTCCTTTGACTCTTATAAGATACAGGGTCGGAGGGGGTCAGGTCAAGACCCCCGGACCAGTAGTCTGACCGTCACAGGTCCGCCAGCATCTCATCCAGGGCAGCGGTGTCGATGGTGCCATCCATCCAGCGGGCACCGTCAGGGGTCATCTGCCCCCACATCATCTCCAGGCGGGGGATGAGGCGGTCGTAGGAGTCATAACGCTGGGCGACCTTGTAGGTCGTCTCATCATTGCTGATCCAGAGGGCGACGTTCCAGGTCGCCCAGTTTGCCCATCCGTTGAAAGTGGTTGCGGTCATGTCGTTTCGTTTGGTATGAGAGAATTCTACAGGGTCAGGGGCGGACTGCCTGCTCAATGGTGGACAGTGCGTCTGCCGTCACAGTACGGGCAGGGGTGCTGGTCCAGAAGAGAACGCCAACCGCTGCCAGGATGATGAGGCGGAACATGGTCTGATGATGGAAGGATGCGGAACGTGAGCGGGTCAGTGCTTTGATCATCAGTCGCGGTCGGAGATATTCCAGGTCCCGTAGGTTCCCTGAGGGCGGGTTGCTTCCCACTTGGCGAACCACTCCTGAGTGCCAGCAGCGGCAGCATCGCGGATTGCCT